GTATCTGTGCCGACAATAAAATCTTTGAAAAAGGCACCAGCACCAGTGTGGAGATGCTCCATCGTTTTCTGGTTATAACCTGTTCGTACTTTTCCTTTTGCCATTTTTTATTCTTCCTTTCCAAAATAGCGGATCAGATAAGATTCATTGATCCGCTTGATAATTGTTTCATCCAACCGTTGCCGGTCTTCATTTTTATAAATTGTGATACTATGATTCTCGTTCGTGAGCGTATATTTATTCAAAAATGCGCCTACATTATCCGCTAGGGTTTCCAGTTCGATGGAATCCGGTTTGTCCGTCCAATAGTCCAATTCCAGTTTTTTACTGGCCCCGATATCGCTTATTTGAAAGGTTATATAAGGGTAAGGAGTGGTTTTAGTCGTCCCCATATAAAAAACGCCCATATGGACGTTTTGAATGATTTTTTTGATCTCTGCAATTAGCAGGACTCTTTTACTGGCCATCTGAGCCACCTTCATATTCCTCTTCATTGATTTTCGCCAATGCAGCAGCTTCTGACTCCAAAGCGCTTAGATATTGAGACTCAATCTCAACGATTTTCGCAATATTGTCCTGGGTCACTTTGGTCAGCAAACCCAGCGCCGGAGTCTTTGACGATCCTTTTTCCTGGAAGCCGCCATAAAAGGCATTGGGTTTCAAACCAACCTGAAGATCACAATCTTTTTTCCTTACCCAGTATTGAGTAAACTTTCCAACCTTGCCCCGGCGTTTTTTGAAGTTGCCATAATAAGCCAGGCGAAATTCTTTAGTAAGGTACTTGCCAACATCCCGGAGCGCTGCCCGGGTTAATTCAGACAAGGTATACTTCACCCTATCCACATTTGATGTGTACTGAATCGTTGTTTTCCCTTTCTTAACCAACACTTTCGTCACTGATGGCGGCATCCCCATGTTTAATCCCCCTTTCCAGAACCACTTCGATATCCTCGCTATTAACTGCATAGGTCCGGATCATGGTATAGACCTCATCCTCAAACCGGATATATCGCTGGCCTACATAATCTGCCTGTTTTAAAGTCAGGGTGATGGATGGTTTATAATCGGTGGTGGCTGCCTGGTAAAACTCCGACATGCGGATTGATTTCTGATCGCAGAAAATATAATCAACAAATGTGACCGTCTCAACTTTTTCACCGATGGCGTTTTCTACTTCAGCTTCGATCCCTAAATAACAGATACTTATCCACATTTACACACCCTCTTCCGGTATAACTACCGGTTCCACATTATAATCACCACATAAAGCCAGATGCCGTTTAATGGCTTCATAGCTTTCCATGTACTTCTCACCGTCTTTATTATCCAGGCCGAAGTTGGCTTTAACATAGGTCTTAACCGCCTGCTTAATCAGCGGATCGGCGTCATCAATGATCTTAATGCCAGATATGGAAAGATCCAGCTTACAGGCATTAATCAGATCGGTGATTTCATCGTCAAAGACCGCATTCTTAATTCTCAGGGCATTTCTGATTGCTACAAGCATTGTATTCACCCATTAAAAGGGGGCAATGCCCCCAACCTTTCTATACATACATCAAGCGCCCGGTGTATTTCGGATCAGTGCAAACGCCTTGGTATCAAGTACCGCCCCATCAACGATGGTATAAGCGGCATAATCAACAGTACGGGCTTTGACATGTTCTTCGGTCGCCACACTCATTGGTTCATTGGTGTTCATGATATAACCTGAACCCGGGTTCCCAATAATAATGGATCCATTCGTTACCCCGGCATCTGGCTTAACAACCATGCCAAACATCCGACCTACTCCACCGGCTGTCACATCGGGGATAAACATCGGTCTGCCTTGTCCATCCACCAGATTTGCCAGTTGAGTCCAGATCGTGGCATTATTGGCGTAAATATTACAGCCGGCCAAATAGCTTGAATGAATTTTGCTGATTGCCAGGGTAAAATCGGCATAGCTAAGTGGATCCGCTGTTGTCGCTTCAGGATCGTAGGAAACAACCTGTGGCGTGCTTTCTTCTGCTAGTAATGCGGTTTCAATCCCCTGTGGTTCTTTAGGGGTTGCGGTTGCCCCTTTCCCAGTCGATACCGATGATCCCAGAGCAGCGCCAACACGTTCACCTAATTCGTTGGTGATAAATGGAACAAACTCTGCAATGGCCATCGACCGTAATTTCCATGAAATGGTGATTGCTTTTGAAAGTTCACAGCCGGAAAGCGTAATTTCTGCAAATGTATTTTGTTCGTCAGCAGTTGCGGTGCCATCGGCATAGAATGCGGCATCGCCGGCATCAATTGACGAATGTTTTTTCATGGTCAGGGTGCCTTTGACATTGAATTTCTTAACATCTGCCAACAATGGATACATTTCAGCAGCCCGGCTCCAAATCCCGGCCACAACCGTTTCAGGAATCAGAACCGAAGTATTGCCAGTATCATGGGTATAGGCATTACTGAATTCAAGGTTGACAGAATCATAGATACTTTGCTCTTTTTCATCAAGTGCCACACCCTGCATTGCTTTCGCCCAGGCATTGGTGTAGATCTGTTTTTCATCAATCATATTCATTCCTCCGGTGACATCAATGATCTGTCCAGCCACCAGGGAAACGGACTTATTTTCCAGATCAATAACCGGTGCCCCTCGAAGCGCTGCTGCATTCGCCTGGGCGGTTCGCTCAACTTCAAATTGATTATCCAGCCCTTCAACATCTTTCATTTTTGCATTGGCTTTTTCCACCTCACCGCTGTTAATGAATCCGTCTACCTCTGCCAACAATTCATTTCTCATTTTCAAATACTGTTCTCTAGTCATTTTTCACATTACCTTTCAGTTTTAAATAATTAAAATAAGCCTTTGCCGATTCAAGATTCTGATCAACAAGGGCTTTTAGTTCATTTTCTGATTTTTCATTTTTCTCCGGAGCATTCTCCCGGGACTCCCGCATTTTGGCAATCACACTGGGGCTTAACCGGGGGATCGTTGCATACATGGCCTTGGCGTTTTCTTTCAGGACGCTGTTAAATAATTGATTCTGATAGAATCCCTCTTCATCATCAACATCAAACAGCACTTTATCCACAAGCCCCAACGCCTTGGCATCCTGGGCAGTCATCCAAGTGGTATCATCCATCATTTTTAAGGCTGCATCGATGGCCATGCCAGATTTTACACAATAAGCATTAGCAATGGAGCGATTGGCTTTCTTCAAGCTTTCACTGGCTGAATCCATATCCCGGTAATCCCCACTCTGACACGTCCACACATTATGGACCATCATCTGGGCGGTGGGACTCATTTCACAATAACCAGCCATGGCGATCACGCTGGCAGCACTGGCCGCCAAACCCGTCACCTTGATTTTGACATTGTTATAACTTTTCAATGCGGTGTAAATCTCCGAAGCAACAAAGATATCGCCACCAGGACTATTCACCGAAACTTCCAGCACATCACCATTAGCCGACCGGATCTTATTTCGAATATCCGCTGCTGTGGTGCAAGGCTGCTCAAAATAATCATAGATCCACTTATCACCGTCTGGGACAATTGTCCCTCTTACTTCAATTTCAACAGGCATTTACTCACCTCCATTCTCAACTTCTATATAGTCCTTTACCGGCTGGGTATCCAATCGCCGGATGGCTTCATCTCCACCGGGTACCGGGGTCAGGTTTCCTAAAATCTTACGCCATTCATTAGGTGTCATCGCTCCACGGTCAACCACCTGATATAATGCCAGCTTGGTTCTCATACTGGCATACTGCAGATTAGAAGACTCAAACATAATGGTGTTACCAAAACCCCGCTGCTTCCGGCTGAACAGTTTTCTGGAGTATTCTCCAGACGCTTGCAGGGCAAATGGCTCAATTTCAGCTTCATAGTAGGCGTTCCATTCATCCTCGTTATACCGGCTTTGGATAATCTTCTCGTTGGTGCCAAAAAATGAAAAAATACGCTGAGTGGTTTTATCCATCTGTAGCGCATTGGGTACATAATCATGGGGGGTGACCTGAATGGCATCCATTTTGGCATCGGTTGATGCCGCTCCGCCAGAGTTTTCAATACTTAAAAATGTATTCGTAAACTCAGCGGTCTGTTTTTTGAGATCCTCCGGTCTTAGTGTGGTATTGAATTTAAGCAGCCACTTTATCACCGCACTGTTTCTAATCGCCTTAATAATCCCCTGATCGGTCGTGTTGATAATCTCCATCAGCGGTTCTAAGGCTTTCTGTGGGCTTTCTCCAAAAATATCATTGGTATTGAAATCCTGCCGAAGGTGGATCACATCCACATAGGGGAAGGTGACCAGTTTGCCATTTAGCAAATAGCACCTTAAGAACAAGTCTCCGGAGGAATTATAAACCGCCTCCACAGTCGTTGCCGGTATTGGGTAAATGGCCACTGGCATTTCACTGCCATCCCGGACGATATAGGCAAACGCATTATTATTAAGCTGCAGCTGAGTGGCCAGCTTTTCCTGAAGCATCTGCCCGGTCATGTAAGGGTTTGGTTCTTCCAGCCGGAAACGCATATAAACATCAGGGTTAACTTTGAAATCCGATCCGGCTTGCCGGACGTGTTTGGCGGTCAACTTACCAATGGCTTTTACCTTTGGCCGGATGCATGACCTCACCAAATCGGAGTGGTACAGATTCCCATTCCAGGCAAAGAAGCCATTGCCCCGCTCGGTGATCATTTCAAATGTAGTCACTGTTGGGCTTTTATTAAAAAATTGTTTTACTTTTTCAAACAAGGCACACCTCCTAAATCATATTTAAATATTCTGCCATTTTATCCCGAAGGATCACCTTGACAA